ACTTGCTTATACTCTAAGAGTATCGCCACCGACGACGACGACGGCAGTCGCTGCCCGGCGAAGCCGAGCCGCCGCGAAGCGGCGAGCGACTGCCGTCGTCGTCGTCGGTGGCGATACTCTTAGAGTATAAGCAAGTACTCAGCATGTATAGAGTACTTGATGACGTCATCAGTGACCTTGACCTCTGACCTTCTACTTGACCTTGACCTACTTCTATGACCTTCTGTCTACTGACCTTTGACCTTCTGAGCTGATGGTCTACTGACCTGATGATGAAGAGGATCCGAAGACCTTGGAGCTGAAGGTGGAACATCAGGACCTGATGTTAGTAAAGGACAGTAACAGTGTGCGAGTGAGATAGCAATACAACAATTATTAGAAAGAGATAGCAATATGAGTGAACGAGATAACATGAAAACAAACCTTGAGATAATTTATGCGCATTTTATTATCTTGTTATTGTGACCTCATTTGACCGGCAAACTCGCGTCGAAGCTAAACCGTGTGCAAAATAGGATGTGACTGGCCAGCGGACCGTAGAGTATATAAGCAGATAAAAGAAGTGCGCCATCATCAGTCTACGAGCAGTAATAATAAAGTGAATATCTCAGTGAACAATAGTGATATTGCGAGTGGTTCCAGAAACTCTAATAGGTATGTCTATAGCAAAATTTCTTTATGTTCGCCGTTTATTTGAAAAAGTATACAATCCTAAGTCTCTATTTTATGAAGCTTATAAATGTGCTAGACTTAATGGTCTAGACATGTCAATTTTGCCTAAACCTATACTTAATATGTCCCACGATATGGATACTCAGATAATTGCATGTGGTGAAGATATTAATCATACATTAGCAATAGAAGAGTTAGAACATTGGGATTGGTCTAAACAAAACAGATTACCATTCCAATTATATTTGGCTGTTATGAACTTAACAGAAATACCTGAATGGTTAGATGAAACTATGTTAATTGAATGTGTATATTATTTTAAAGAACTAATAAATCATAGAGATCCTTACGATACTGATGAACTCAATACCTGGAATGCTAATGGAAAACCTTTTAAAACTATGTGGAAAATTTGTAAATTTTGTTACAACAATTGTGAAGATCCTGACGACTATAGATTCATATACAATAGAACAGTGTTTGTTGAAGACGTTGAAGAAATTATAACTAGATTACAAGATAGTGATAGTTGGTGTCAGTTATGTCACACATGTCCATTATTTAATATATCAGCAATATATGATAATTCTCCTAATAATAAACAAAGAAGATATTCAAGCTCCGATGATGATGATTATATGTCTAACAGTTTTTTTGTAAAACATCCTAATAGTAGACATTAATTACAGATGAACAATGGAGACACCAACAGAGAAACCAATAATACTACCAGATCTAATCAAGATAATATACGAGAGTCATCAGGAGAATCCTCTAGTGAACAATGTAGCATGGTGGCAACTTCATCTAGAAAACGTGAGTGGGCATTTGGAGGACGAGGAACAATGGCCAGCCTTGCAAAAGAATCTCAAGAAAACTTTCAATATATGGCAGAAGAATTGGAAAAAATGGGCAGTGAATTCTTTAGATACGTTACTGGGCAAGATATTAAACCTTCCAGCGCATATATCAGCGATGTCATTATCTTACGAGATATTCAGCTACGTAATCAATGTCTGGACATCTTGCGTGAGTACGGAAGAAGTAGACGAAACGGATTGTTCGGATTTTCTGAAGAAGGAGATCACATCCACGTCATCCACGATTGCTCTTACACCAATCGCAGTTGCAGGGACATCTGGATTAGTCAAGTCAAGCCCTTCGGATCTGTTCAAAAAACTGGCAAACCAGTCAAATATATCTGGGAATTCAAACGAACAGACTGGTACGATGTCTTCATCTATTTCTTTGTACGAAAACGGGGAGAGCGTGCAATATTCGTTAGAGGAGAAAGTGGGAAAATACCGAGTAACGATGAATGTGTACGATGGGCCAGAGAGTTTAAAGAAAGAGAAGTGGTATCAAGCTCCGATTGCACGAATTACTATGAGTGTGAACAGCAAGAGCACAAAATTAGCCGTAGATCAAATGTTAGCAGTACTAACGGAAGACTTTATGAAAAGAAAACCTATTCGGCAGGGAAATTCGCATACATACGGCAAAAAACAAAGGCGTTATTAAGAAAGTATTATGTGTCTCCTATCAGTGCAATTTGTGATGTACCAGAGTTTCGTGATGATGATTTGTTATGTGATCCTAAAAATCGCGATTACATACAAGCTGCATGCGATGACTTTGGTAAAGATCTCAATGCTATGTCTTTACGTGAAATTTATGATTTACTAACTGAAGATTATAATTTTACTGATGAAAAAGAACTTAATCCATATGCTCAATTTATTTCTTCAATGAAATATGATAATCTAGAAGGATCATTAAATATTATAGATGAGTTGCTTAAATATCAATGTAATGATGATGAAGGTTTAATAGTAGAATTTCTCACTAATTTGGTCAATGTATTAGACCGTCGTATACCTAAGTTAAATGCTTTCCTTGTAATGTCTCCTCCGAGTGCTGGTAAAAATTTCTTTTTTGATATGATTTTTGGATTATTATTATCTTATGGACAACTTGGACAAGCTAATAGACATAACTTATTTGCTTTTCAAGAAGCTCCGAATAAACGTGTACTTCTATGGAATGAACCAAACTATGAAAGTTCTTTAACTGATACAATTAAAATGATGTTTGGAGGAGACCCATATACTGTTAGAGTTAAGAATCGTATGGATGCACATGTAAAACGCACTCCAGTTATTATACTTACTAATAACACTGTACCTTTTATGTATGAAACAGCTTTTGCTGATAGAATTATTCAATATAAATGGAATGCTGCGCCATTCCTAAAGGAATACGAATTGAAACCACATCCAATGACATTTTTTCTTTTATTGAGTAAATATAATATTACATTTTAATAAATGGGTTTGGGATACATTATTGTTTTATTATACATTACCCAAAGTTGCACCATTACCATACAAACCATTAAAGGCACTAGTAAGAGAATTAGGTGTAAGATTAATACGGTAAATTGTATTACCAGGATTAGTATTAGCTTCAGTAGAAAATGGAAAGTGTGTAGGTTGAGCTTCCATTACAGTACAACTGGACATTACATCTATATATCCCATAGAATCTGTCCAAGAATTTAACGGACTAGAATTAATAAGCAGTGCTCCAGTAGTTAATGCTGGTACAGCTTGAATACCAATATGAACACTCGGTTGAATTTGTGGATTTTCATGTCCCCAAGGTCCTTTATGTAATACTTGAGATTTTTCAATATCAGAATAAATGTTAAACAAATCAGCAGGAAAATTACGAGTTAAATTATGTGTACTTTCAGCTACATTTTGTGTTGCTTCTGGAGGATTAGTTACAACTGCTCCTCTCATATTCACCAAGTTATCACCTACAGATATCGTGCCTTTAACAGTTGGTTGTCCAATAATTTTATAATTTAAAGGAGATTTAATTAAACCCATTTTAGGTTTATAAGTAACATCAATCAAGCATTGATTATTAACAGTTTTAGAATCAAATTGTTGAAGATGTTCAGCCAAACATGGCCAACCACCAGTTCCTTGATTAGTTTGTTGATACATACAATAATAATTTTGAAGAAATGTAAATGAACTTACTTGATGATGTGGATAATTTCCAGCATTTCCAAATGCAGTATCATTAGTAGAATCTGCACCATAATAATCAGCAATCATACCTCTATATCCTGTATCACCAGTAACTGGTTCATACTTAGGTGCAGTAGTTGCAGTTGGAATCATAGGTTGATCAGATTGAAAAGCAGTAAACGCTCTGTTAATTCCCCAACCTAATTTATTTAAACCAATAGCGGTTTGCACATTAGATATTTGATTTAGTGTAGCTTGTTTAGTAACAGTAGAACTAGTTTCAAATGCAATGCGATTAGTACGAAAAATAACTTTAACATTACACTCAACAACTCTTGAACCAGGAGGTAATAAATCAAATTCTGATTGATTCATATACAATGGTAATTTTTGCCATGGTATTTCAGCTAAACAAGTAGTAAGTAATCGATTTACAGCAGTAGTACCAGTTCCGGTAGGACCTATTACATTATTTGCTAAACCGAATATCATAAATTTATGAGATTTAGTATAAGTACTTAATTTTTTACCAAAGTTAGAAAATGGTCTAGGAATTATATACACGTCTTGACCTTGCGTGTTTCCTCCTCCAGATGATGTTCCAGAGCCAGTTCCTGGTAATGACATAGCCATTGTAACGTCAAGATCAGTTGTAGCACCAGATGAACTAGGATTTTGAGGATCGGTACTTTGTGAATTAACGTTAACGCCAGTAGTGCCTTTTTTTGCAGGAGTTTCAACAGCAGGAGAATCAGCCTTGCGTTTCGTTGCTTCTTGCATCGGTGAATCTGAAAGAGTTTCTTCTTGAAAAAAATCGTCAGGTAAATTGGAATATCCGACCCAATTTTTAGAATTTCCTTCAGCAATATAATCTTTCCAATTAGGTTGATTAATGTATCTAGGATTAATATGACGGGACATACCTGAAACAGAAGGGTAGATTACTCCACTATATTTTTCAATAGCTTGCTTAGTTCCAATTCCAATAGCTCCAATAGCAGCACCAAAAGCGTTACCAGGTGTTTCTTTAAAATTAATAGCATTAACCACGTGATCTAACGCTTTATTAACAAATGTATTATCTGCTCGACTTACTTCTTGACTTGTTTTCACTTTATCATAAGCTTCGTCGTGTTCTTTAGCGTCTTCGTCTATTTGATTTATAGGTTGACCTCTATTCAATGAATTTCCAGGACCAAGATATTTATATCCAGGAACAGTTAATCCACGTCGTTCAGCTTCTAATACTTTTTGACTTTTAGCATAAGCATATCCTTTCCCTTGTGGATAAGCTTCACTTAGTCCAGCTAATCTTCTATTATGATTATAATATCTTAATAAATCAGCTTTTTCTTTTTCAGTTTCCAATTTTAAATTATCAGGAAATGCACGATTAAAATCTCCTTGAAATATTTTCTTTCCTAGTTGTTTAATTTTTTCAGGAATAGCGTTTCTAGGTTTTAAAGGATTTCCTTTTAAATCAGTATAATTACCAGTTAAAACAGATTTAAAAGCGTATCTATCTCTCCACCATTCATGTGCATGTGTTCCAATAGCACCAGCCACACCAATAGCAACTTCTGGTAATCCAATAGCACCTTCTTCTACAGCTGTAATAACACCTTCACTTAACAATGGAGTTTCTTCACCAATAGTACCTAATTCAATATCTTCAGTAACAGTACTTTCCGGTATTATACGATAACCAGGTCGTGCGCGATGTATCAACTGATTTTTGAAGAAAGACATAGTGACTAAAAATAGAACACATAGCCACTTATATACTCTACGGTCCGCTGGCCAGTCACATCCTATTTTGCACACGGTTTAGCTTCGACGCGAGTTTGCCGGTCAAATGAGGTCACAATAACAAGATAATAAAATGCGCATAAATTATCTCAAGGTTTGTTTTCATGTTATCTCGTTCACTCATATTGCTATCTCTTTCTAATAATTGTTGTATTGCTATCTCACTCGCACACTGTTACTGTCCTTTACTAACATCAGGTCCTGATGTTCCACCTTCAGCTCCAAGGTCTTCGGATCCTCTTCATCATCAGGTCAGTAGACCATCAGCTCAGAAGGTCAAAGGTCAGTAGACAGAAGGTCATAGAAGTAGGTCAAGGTCAAGTAGAAGGTCAGAGGTCAAGGTCACTGATGACGTCATCAAGTACTCTATACATGCTGAGTACTTGCTTATACTCTAAGAGTATCGCCACCGACGACGACGACGGCAGTCGCTGCCCGGCGAAGCCGAGCCGCCGCGAAGCGGCGAGCGACTGCCGTCGTCGTCGTCGGTGGCGATACTCTTAGAGTATAAGCAAGT